CTTGATTGCAAACACTGCAGGTCAAGTAGCTCAACAAATTGAATTAAACATCTGGAGCGGTAGCGCTGCAGTAAATGGTCAATTTGCTGGTTTAATCAATCAATTATCTGGATCTGGTGCAAACTTTGTAACAGCTTCAGCTCAAGTAACTTCAAGCAACGTTGTTGCTGAATTAACTAAAGTAGTAAACGCTATCCCTAACACAGTATACGGTAAGGAAGACTTATACATCTACGTTCCAACTAACGTTGTAAAAGCTTACCAAGTTGCTTTAGGTACTGCTAACTACCAATTCAATGCATTCACTGGATTTGCTCCATTGAACTTCCAAGGTATCAACTTAGCATGGTGCCCAGGTATCCCATCTAACATTATGTTAGCTGCTCAAAAATCTAACTTATTCTTTGGTACAGCTTTAATGTCTGACAAGAATGAAGTTAAGGTATTAGATATGGCTGATTTAGATGGTTCTCAAAACGTACGCGTTATCATGAGATATACAGCTGGTGTTCAGTACGGTATTGCTTCTGATATTGTAGTATACGGTCCAGCAGGATTAATCTAGTAGATTAGAAAGAAAAATATAGCGGGAGTTTATCTCCCGCTTAAATTAACTCAATATAATTAAATTATAATAACATGGCTTGTAACATTTCATTAGGATATAATGAACCTTGTAAAGACAGTATAGCTGGTCTTCAAGCTGTGTACTTCATTAACTTCTCAACCGGTAGCTACACATTAAATGCTACTGATGTTGTAACTGCATTTCCTTCAGGAACTGTAGCTTACAAATATGAGTTGAAAGGAACTAACGGATACACAGAGACAGTAAACACTTCTAGAGATAATGGTACAACATTCTTCAGCCAAGAGTTAAGCTTACAATTGAAAAAATTAACTGCGGAAGCAACTAAAGAATTCAAATTATTAGCTTACGGCAGACCTCAGATTGTTGTATGGACTAGAGATGGAGAAGCATTGTTAGTAGGTAAAAATTATGGTGCTGATATGACTGCAGGTACAATTACAGCAGGCACAGCATACGGTGATTTATACGGCTACACTGCAGTATTTACTGGTCAAGAACCTTTACCAGCTAATTTCATTAGCGGTTCAACTACTTCAAACCCATTTGCAGCGGTATCAAACCCTCCAACTGTGGTTTTAGGAACAAATAGTTAATGCAGGGGTTTTAAATAATACCCTGTCTCTATAGCAAAGTGCCTCCCACCAACCCGGGGGGCATTTTTATGCTCAAATAAAATCAAAATTAGTGGTTATAGTAACATGAATATAGTAACACCAGATACTTCAGGTTCAATTTACTTTAGCGTTAAAACTAGACCAACACAATCATATAGCCCATTTAGAGTTAAGATGAATTGGACTAATGAAGAAACAAACGCTACTGGTAGTCAAGTTGTAACCGCATCTTATGACAGTAATGATTTTTTAAACGTTACTGCGTCATTATACGCTTCATCATCTCAATTCTACAAATTACAACTTATACAGTTAAGTGGTAGTGTTGAATGTAATGAAATATACCGTGGTGAATTATTACCAACAACTCAATCAGCAATAATTAGAAACAGTGACCCATACTTCTCATACACTGGATCTAATGATGTTTATATATTATATTAATTATGGAAAATAAAAACATAGTACCAAACGGAAACGCTAAAGGTGTAACCAAAGTAGTTAACCTATCAGGTGGATACATTTTACCTAAGATTTCTGAATCATCTAAATCCAGAAAAGCATGGGTAGAGATTGGTATTGAAGGACAAGATGATTTTTTTGCAACGCTAATTAAGCGTTATGAAACATCACCTACTAACCAATCATGTATTGATGGAACTACAGACTTAATCTATGGTAAAGGTATTAAAGCTAAAGATAGATTAGATTTAGAAGAATACATCTACACATTAACTACAGATGATGAAATTAGAAAAATTGTATTTGATTACAAACTATTTGGTAATGCAGCAATACAAGTGGTATTTAATGATTCTAGAGACAGAATTATTAACTTTTATCATTTACCTGTTGACACATTAAGAGCAGAGAAAGTAGATGAAATGGGTAATGTACCTGGTTATTACTACTCACCTGACTGGACTAATAGACAAATTAAACCAAAATATATTCCAGCGTTTGGTCAAAATGAATTTGAAGAAGATGTTCAAGTAATTTTCTTTAAAAAATATTCACCAGGTAAATTCTACTATGGTGTTCCTGATTATTATAGTTCAATTCAATATGCTGCAGTTGAGGAAGAAATTTCTAACTTACACATCAGCAATATTTTAAATAACTTTATGCCTTCAACTATCATTAACTTTAACGGTGGTGTTCCGCCAGTTGAAGAACAATTTATGGTTGAAAACAGCATTATAAATAAATTCACTGGTACTAGCAACGCAGGTAAATTCATTTTATCATTTAATGAAAATCCTGAATACAGAACAACTGTTGAAATGTTACGTCCAGAAAACTTACACCAACAATATGATTTCTTAGCTGAAGAATCAACACGCAAAATCATGTTAGCACACCGTGTAACATCACAAATGTTATTTGGTATCAAATCAGCATCTGGATTTAGCTCAAACGCTGATGAATTAAAAACAGCATATGAAATCTTCTACGCAATGGTTATTCAACCATTCCAACAAGATGTTATTCAACAAATTCAAGGTATTTTAGAATACAATGGTATTGATGGTGAAGACATTTACTTTGCTCCATTGATTCCATTTGGATTCTTAGCTGAATTAATGGATGACGCTGGTGCTGCTCAAGCAAAAGAAATTATTGAAAATCCTAATGATGTTCCTGATGCAGTTGCTGAGCCTGCTCAACCAACAGAAGAAGACCAACCAGAAAATCCAAATGAAACAATTGGACAGGTTACAGGACCAGAAAATACAGGAATACAAGGTACATAAAATAAAATTATAAGAAATGCAATCAGGAAGTAAACCATACTTATTTTGCTCTAGAAATGATATAGTAAAACGTACACCATTAGGCGGTAACGTTGACCCAGAAAAAATCATTCCATTTGTTAAAACAGCTCAAGACAAATATATCTTGATTACGTTAGGTACTGTTTTGTACTCTAAATTACAAGAAGATGTTAAAAACGGAACATTGACTGGTCAATATAAAACATTAATGGATGAGTATATTGTAGATACATTAGTACACTATGCATTAGTAGAAGCACTACCATTCTTAGCTTATTCAATTACTAATGGTGGTATTGTTAAAAATATCAGTTCAGAACAAGCAACATCACCTAGTAAGGTTGATATTGACTTTTTACTACAAAAAGAATTACAAACAGCACAGTTTTATTCTGAGCGTTTAGTGACTTATTTGATTGCATATTCACAAAACTATCCAGAATACTTGGCTACTACAGGATACAGTGATAACGTGTATCCAGATAAATCACAACAATATAAAAACGGTTGGGTATTATAATGGAACAAAACAAATCATATTTAGGCTATAAACCTAAAGACAATAATTTAGTTAAGTTAGCACAGTATTTGCGCGTTAAAAACGCAAATAAAACGGTAAAAAACGCAGAACTAACTAAGTCAATTAGTTTGTCACAAAATAAAGTACTTCAAAATAAACGCTTCTAATGCAAACATATTATTCATTTACCAATTTCTTTAATAATGTATGTTTATCACATCCAAACATTACTACATTCACTATGGGTGATTTGTATAATGTAGACATGGCTAAGCAAACATTATTTCCATTAGCGCATTTGATTGTGAATAATACAACAATTGCTTCTGGTTTAATGCAATACAATGTTACGTTATTAGTAATGGACAGAGTAGTAGATATAACTGATAATTCAGAAGGTCATTACAATACATTGATTAAGAACTATAAGGATGTAACTAATATAGTTGACGTACATAATACATCATTATCAACATTAAATGATATTACATCTTACATTTACAGAAATCCACAAGCATACCAGTACAATGTAATTGGTGATTCATTAGCTACACCATTTGAAGAACGTTTTAATAACTTACTTGCTGGATGGGCTATTGATTTGAATATAGCAGTTGGTAATGTAAACCCAATGTGTGTAATCAATATTAGTGATAACCAAGCAAACGGAGGTGATAATGTATGTTAGAACCAGAAGTATTACAAGCGGAACAAGCATGGGCTCAGCAAGTAGTAACTAATGCTAAGTCAATCTTAATCCGTAATAATAAAAGAGCAAGTGGTAAACTAATTAATTCAATTAGATACCAAGTAGCACCTGACGGCAAGATTAAATTCTTTTATGCTGAAGAAGGTAAATACGTTGAGCAGGGGAGAAGACCTGGAGATAGGTTTCCACCACCTGCTCCCATTGAAAGATGGATTAGACAAAAAGGAATTAAGGGTATAAGTAGAGATGGTAGAGCAATTAGTGATAGATCATTAACATTTTTGATTAGTAGATCCATAGCTAGAAAAGGTATTAGACCACTACCATTTATAAGAGATGCTGTTAAAAAAGCAGTTAAAGAATTTGCACCTAAATTAGCTAAAATTAAAGCTAAAGCAATGGTACAACGTTTAAAAACTGATTTGCGTAGCACCCTAAAAAAATAATTTAATGTTATAACAACATGGCAATATCAATTACTCAAACTCCATCTAATATACAACCGGCACAATCACCGCTTGTATTTTCTGTGACTGAAACAACTCAGGCATATACAGGTAGTGAGTTTCAATATACAGCAAATTTATATATCTGGAGCGGTAATATAAACGCATCAGGATCAACATACGCTTATCAATTAAGAAAATACCCAAACCAAGTAGGTACTGGTATTTTTGATTTTGGACGTATGGTTAATTCTACATTACAAGATTTATCAGCTACTAACGGCAGCAATGTCAAATATTATAAGGCTGATTTTGGATACAGATATTTTAACGGTACAACATACGTTACATCTAGTTTAACATTAGGCACACCTTATAAAGCATATGATGGATACGCAGTATTTCCAGATACAATTAATGAGTCATTACAATCACAAGATGTATATTGGCCAATTATGTCTGATGCTGGTCAAGTAACACAATCAGTATTAATTACAGATAAATCAAATGTTGGTGGTAATGCTAAAGGATTAAGTATTTGGACTGGTGCTGCTGCAGGTAGTACTTTACCAACATCAGTTGAATGTACTGCTAGCTATGCTAATGGAACTACATTAAGTTCAACAACAGCATTAACAACGGGAGCAACTAATTCAACTGGATCTATTACTCATTTACCATCTGCACCAGCAGACGGTGATTGGAGCAGTTACTGGCCTACTACTAACAATTTAATAGCTTATACTTTTGTAGTTAAAAATGGATCTACAATAATGGCTAGAAATAGTTATGAAGTGGTTTGTGAGCAATACTATATACCAGTAAGAATTGCTTATAAAAACAGATATGGTCAATTTGACTTTATTAATTTCTATAAACGTCATGATACAACATTTAATACAGATCAACGTTTATACCAACCACAATTAGGTAACTGGAATGATGGTACTTCATTATCATACAATCAATTCCAAACTAGACAACAACGTTATATTGTTGACTCAACAGAACAAATTAGTTGTAATACAGATTGGTTAGAAGAAGGATACAATAACTTAATGAAACAATTAATGGTATCAGATGAGATATACTGGTGCTATGATCAAATAAATAATTTAGTTAGACCTTTAACTATTCAAACTAATAGTTTACAATTCAAAACACACATCAATAATAAATTAATACAATACACAATTGCGTTTGATTTAGGTCAGCCATTTAAGTTAATACTATAATATGGGAGTTATAAGTGCACAAGGATATAGTGGCAAATTAGTTGCTAAGGAGTCAGGATTAATTCTTGACACTTTTGCTGATGAGTCAATTAAGGTATCAAATAATATTCTTGATTTATTTGATTTAGGACAAGTACCAGGTACATTTTCTAGAACAATTACATTACCAGGAACAAAAAAGAATGATGCTTTCTTTGAGCAATATTATGACGTATCAGTTTATTTCCCAGATCAATTCAATACTAACCAAAAAGTAGAAGCATATCTAGATTTTGATGCGTTTTATTTACTTGATGGTTTTATGCAATTAAATAAGGTAAATGTAAGAGCAAATAAGTTTATTGACTCATATGAAATTACTTTATTTGGTTCAATTACTAATTTTAGCGTTGATACAAGATCATCTTTTCTAACAGATATTAGTTCTTTACGCGCTTATAATCATACGTCTTCTTTAACTAATATTACAGCAAGTTGGCAACGTAACTTATTTAATGGTGATATTGTTTATCCAATGGCTGAATATGGTCAACAAATATTTTATTCACAAGACGGACAATTTGGAATTAATACAACTAGTGGATCATTAGATGTTCAAGATTATAAACCAGCTATCCGTTTAAAGAAAGTATGGGATGCTATTTTTGATGAATTTGGTTACACATATACTGGATCATTTTGGAATCAGTCATGGTTAAATGATGTTTACTTACTTGCTAATAACAATTTAAGAACACCTGTATATCAACCAAGCATTGAAACATTTGGTCAAGGTAAAATTAATTCAGTATCATCATCTCTTTATGTTGTTTTAACATCATCTGCTTCATTAGATTTTACAGCTGAGGCTATTGAGTATGATTATAACGGTAAATTTACATTAGGCACACCAGCAACTTATACAGTTGATTCTGTTACTACATTAGATTGTGAAGTTAAATTTGGATATTCTTTTGCAGGATATACTGCAACAGATACAATGGTAAATTTTAATGTTTATTTTGTTACTGGTTCAACAGCATATACATCATCATTAACTTCACTTAACACTCAATTAAACACAATAACACCTCCTACTACTTTCTCTACACGTAATGATAGTACTGTGTTTAAATCACCTGCATTGCCAGCAGGTACATATCAAATAAAATATGGTGTATATAGTCCTATTAATGTTAGTTTTTATTATCAACCAAACCCAAATCCAGAAAGTACAAGCTGGTTTAAAGTAAATAAAGTAAATCAAGCTGCTGATAATAAAATACTTGATTTAACTAATAACATGCCATTTGGTACGTCTGGAATTAGAGTAATTGATTTTATCACATCAGTACAAAAGAAATTTAATTTAGTTATTTACCCATCTAAGGTAAATCCTAATCAATTTATAGTTGAATCATTTAATAACTGGTATAATTCAGGTGATACAGTTGATTTTAACAAATACATCAATCTAAATGAAAAAATTGAAGTTTTACCTGCTAACCAATTAGGTTACAGACAACTTAGATTCAGTGATGCAGATGATTCTGATTATATTGAAACAATATTCAAACGCACAAACAATAGAGTATATGGTGAATCAAATTATTATGATTCAGGTTCATTCTTTTCTCAAGGTAAATTAGAAGTACTTAGTAATGTAATTGCTTCTGGTCCGTTAGGATTAATACCAGGATCAGTATTTACTGGATCAGCATCAGCTGTAGGAACAGGAATATGTACAACATATGAATTTAATAATCCATCTTCAGATAATATTGCTTTTTTAAATATTACATTATGTGATGGAACTCCATTAAGTACAACAGTAGATAGAAATTCTCTTCAAAACTACTGTGTTTTAAGTGATTCTTATATTGATTTTTATAATAATGATGGTCAAAATCCAGTTCAAATAAATAGTTTAGGTGATTGTTCACCAGCACCAACAGGAAGTGTTTCTATAGGCACTGCTTATCCAACATATGTTCCTTATTATGTTGCAGATGATAAGTACAAACCAGCAAGAGTATTACCACGTATAATGTTTTATAATGGATTAGTTAGTGCATCTGCTTATTATGTAGACGCTGCTAATTCAACTAATACTGCAGTGCAATCAGTACAACTTAACAAATATCCTTATTTTGACAATTATAGTACTGGTAGTTTAAATGGTACTGCTTCTATATTTCCACAATTAAATTCTAAATCATTACTTTATAATAATGAACAAGCAGTATGGGGTACAACTCCAACTGCATCTTTAGTATCTGAGTATTGGTCTGATTATTTAAGTTTATTATATAATCCAAGAACAAGATTATTAAATGCAGCAGCGGTAATTCCGTTATCTGATTATTTTGAATTAGAATTAAATGATGTTGCTCAATTTAGAGGCAACTATTATCATTTACGTGCTATTAATGATTATGATTTAAAAACAGGTGAATGTTTAGTTCAGTTATTAGGACCATTGTTACAGGAAACTCCATTAACAACATTTGTAACACCTACAACTTCAACTACAACAACAACTACAACAGCTGCAACAACAACTACAACAAGTACTACTACTACTACAACAACAGGGGCTGCAACTACAACTACAACAACTACTACAACATCAACAACTACAACAACAACAACATACAGAACACAATATTTAGTTGAATTATGTGGTGGTGGTTTAGGTCCATACATTGTAACTAGAGCAACTGGTGATACTCCAGCTGGTATAGGTCAAGCATTTAGAATTTCAGGAAATTCAGGAGCTGGATTTAATGGTACTAATTGTTGGACAGTATTAGAAATTGATCCAGTTGGTTCAATTGATTATGCTGATTTAGCATTTGGAACTGTATTTAGTACTTGTGAAGCTTGTGTACCAACTACAACATCAACAACTACAACTACTACAACAATAGCTGTTAACTTTGGTGGTTCAACAGGATGTTCTAATGGTTCAGATGGTCAAATAACAATTACATCATTTAGTGGTGGTGGAGGTACTTATCAAGCATCAAGTACAACATATTCAAGTGAAACAAATGCTTTAAATGGTACTTATACAGATGTAAGTACATTAAGAACATATACTGGATTAGCAGTTGGCACTTATTGGGTTGCTTTAAGAGATAAAAATCAAACAAGTAATAGAATAGCTAAACCATTTACTGTTAATGCTTGTCCTACAACAACTACAACTACACAAGCTCCAGTTACATTTGATATTACTGGTGTTTGTACAGGTACAACTCAAACTATTACAGTAAATAACTTTGGTGGTGGTGATGGTTCAACATACTATGTATCAACTACAACTTATGGTGATGCAGGTTCTGCAGCAATAGGTGCAGTAACATTAGAAACTGGTGGTTCTAGAGTATTCACAAACCAACCAAATGGAACAAGATATGTTAGAGTAGCTTCAACAATTAGTGGTTTAGTTAAAGGTGGTGGTCAAACAAATTGTACAACTACAACAACAACAAGTACTACTACAACTACTACAACATTATTAACATATCAAGTTGAAGTGTGTGGTGGTGGTATTGGACCATATTGGGTAACTAGAGCTAGTGGAGATATACCTGCAGGTATAGGTCAAGCATTTAAGATTTCTGGTAATAGTGGTGCTGGATTTAACGGTACTAACTGTTGGGAAGTATTAGATAGTAGTACATCACAAGTTCCTGATTACACTAACTTAGCATTTGGTACAGTGTTTAGTAACTGTGAAGCTTGTATTCCTACAACTACAACTACTACTTCAACTACAACAACAACTACAACAGCAGCTCCTGATTGTGAATGTTACTCAATCTTTAATGAAGGTGGAACAACAGGTAATTACTCTTATCAAAGATGTCCAGATGGTGTAGTTGTTAGTCCAAATATCTTAGCTGGAACTATTCAAACAAGATGCGTATTAGCAGGAACAACTATCACAATTAACTCTGGTCTCCTAACGGATGTTCAATGTGGAACACCTTGTAATACATCAGGAGATTGTAGTGATTGTATATAAAAATATAATATGACACACAATATAGACATAGAGACAATTGTTACAATGTTAGATATAGTACCTAAAAAATACTATACTAATAATATAGCAATAGCAAAAGGTAAATATAAATTACCTAAAACATTAAAAGAACGTTTTAAAAAAATGATCAATGGCTGATGAAACAATAGACATAGACGTTAATACCAATGCGGATGAAACTGGTGGTAAATTTGTAAGCTTAAGAACACAAATTAGAGAAACTACAGTTGCACTTCAGAAATTAGAAGCAGCGGGTAAGACTGGTACTACAGAATTTAAAAATTTATCTGATAAATTAGATAACTTACAAGACGCTCAAAAACGCGTTGCATTTCAATCTAAACAAATTGAAGATAAATTAGCAGCATTACCTGGCCCATTAGGTACAGTAGGTAAAGGTATTGCTAGTGCTAAAGATGCAATGGATACGTTTGGTAAAACAACTACTGTTGCATTAGGTGTTGTTGGCTTAGTTATTACTGCTTTTTTTGCAATGAAAAAGGCTTTAGAATCAACTAAAGAAGGTCAAGAAACACTTAACCGTATAACTCAAGCATTCTCTAAAGTATTAGGTCCATTATTAGCATTAATTGAAGATTTAGCAATTCCTGTATTTAATGCATTTGCTAAATACCTTGAATTTGTAGCTAGTGGTATTACTAAGTTTGTTAAATTTTTAGGTATATCAGATTCTAAAATTAAGGAATCAACATTATCAGTAGATAAGGTTCAACAAGAAGCTAACAAAAAGGAAAAAGAACGTCAAGAAGAAGCACAAAAGAACCGTGAGGAAGCAGCTAAAAAAGAAGAAGAACGTAGAAAAAAAGCAGCTGAAAAACAAAGAGAAATTGATGAAGATAATAGACGTTTAGCGTTTGAACAGGAAAAGAAAGATTTAGAGTATCAATTAGCTGAATCAGCTAAGCTACAGGCTAAAATGAAGAAAATAGGTCTTCAAGTTGTTAAAGAAGAAACACTTGCTGATCAAAAGAAAATATATGATGAGGAACAGAGGAGAGAGAAAATGTTCCAAGAAGACATCACTAAGTTAAAGATTAATACTTTAGATGAGCAAAATGCTGCTATTAAGAAAATGGGCACTCCAGTATTAATCCAAGAATTAGATTCACAACTAACGGCATATAGAGCATCTAAAGACGCTGAAAAACAATATGCTAAATTAACTGAAGAAGGTAAAGCACAAATTGTATCTAACGCATTAGGTACATTAGCATCAGCGGTAGGTGAAGCAACAGTAGCAGGTAAAGCATTAAGTATTGCTCAAGCAACAGTTGATACATACGCTGGTGCCAATAAAGCATTAGCTACATATCCACCTCCATTTGGTGCAATTGCAGCAGGTACAGTTATATTAGCTGGTTTGTTAAACGTTAAAAAGATATTATCTGTAAGAATACCTAAAGCAGGACCAAGCGGAGCAGGTAGTGCACCACAAGCACCTAATGTATCATTTAGTCAACCAAATTTAGCTGCACCACAAATTGGTGCTACAGCAGGTCAAACTGGTACATTAGCTGGCATAGTTGGTAATGCATTAAATCAGAATAATTCACAATTAAGACCAATTCAAGCATATGTTGTAGGTGATCAAGTTACTTCACAACAACAATTAGATAGAAGAGTATCACTTGCGGCTAGATTAGGCGGATAGTGTTATAATAATATAATTTAACTATGGCAAAGAAAGTATATAAAATGTTTATTGATGAGGAAGATCAAGAAAGTGGCGTATTTGCTATTTCATTGGTTGAGAATCCAGCAATTGAAAGTAACTGGGTTTACTTATCTAAACATCATAAAATTGAATTAGCAACGGCTAATAATGATAAGCAATTATTAATTGGTCCAGTATTAATTCCAAATAAAGAAATACCACGTATTGATCAGGAAACTGGTGAAGAATACAGTATTGTATTTGATGAAGATGTTATTGAAAAAGCAGCACAATTATTTTTACAACGTCAATACAATAATTCATCAACACTAGAACATGATGAGCCATTAGATGATATATCATTTGTTGAATCATGGATTGTAGCTGACCCTAAAGCAGACAAAACAAACGCATACGGATTAGAATATCCTAAAGGTACTTGGGTTGTAATGGCTAAAGTTAACAATGGAGATATTTGGGCTGATTATGTTAAAACAGGTAAAGTTAAAGGATTTAGCTTAGAAGGATTATTTGGACATAACTTAGTAGAAGCATCAAGTCAAGCGCATTTAATAGCCTTATCTGAGTTGAATGATATTCTTGATAATGAGTATGCTGAGGAAATGTTAGCAACAATCAAAGGCATTATTAAGAGAGACGGACGCATGAAAGATGGTAAGTATCTAGAATTAGAAACTTACAATGATTATCCAGACACAGTTAAAAACGCCGCACAACGTGGCATAGATTTAAATGCAAAAGTTAATAATAGATGTGCAACAGAAGTTGGGAAAATCAGGGCACAGCAACTGGCTAACGGTAGAAATATTAGTGTGCAAACCATCAAGCGCATGTATGCCTACACTAGCAGAGCTAGAGAGTTTTACAACCCAGATGATACTGAAGCATGTGGAACTATCTCTTACCTATTGTGGGGAGGAGATGCTGCTAATAGATGGAGTGCAGCTAAATTAAAAGAATTAGGATTGTTTACTGAAAATGAAACAGCAGTATCTGTTAGTTCATCTTACTCAGGACAATTTGGAGATGGTAAAGGTAAAAAACCAAAGAAAGATAACTATATAGCACCTGAATTATTAGCTGGTGTTAAAGTTGGATTTGATTTCAATGACGTACTAACTACACAACGCGGTAAGGAATTAGCAAGACAATTAGTTTTAGAACAATATGATGTATACATTGTAACTGCTTTAAATCCAGCTAACCGCAATGTAGTAGAACGTATAGCTAAAGAAGTTGGTATTGATACTGATAAGATATTTTTTACTAATAATCAACCAAAAGCACCTGTAATTAACAGATTAGGTCTTAGAAGATTTTATGATAATAATGCTAATGTAGTTAAAGAAATTCAAGATGCATTACCAATGGTAGATGTAGTTAAATTTGCTGGATTAGAAGATGCATGTTGGGAAGGATATGAGGCAATTGGAACTAAAATATTAGATGGTAGAGAAGTACCTAATTGTGTACCAATTAAAGAATAATGAATTTAAATACACCTGAAGCAAATACAGCTGGAGCAATTACAACATGTCTAACAGCATTAAACTCATTTTTTGTAATGTTTAACCCAGTGTTAACTGGCATATTTTACATTGCATCAATTGGATGGTTATTAACTCAAATATACTATAAAGTAAAGAAAAAATAAAAGTATGAAACAATTATTAGTATTAGTATCTGTATTAACATTAGTTGCTTGCGGTACTGCTTCAACTGAAGTAAAAACGGATTCAACTATGGTAGCTGCAGACACAACAGCTATTGATACAACTGCTAAAATAGCAGATACAGTAAAATAAGAATTTGGCATTAGCCATCTTGTGTGTTTATTATTGTGTAAGAGAGCCGCTCAGCATCCCGCTGGCGGCTCTTCTTTACAACGCATGGTTAAATCCTACTAAAACCATTTGTTAAAAACATATACTGGATCCTGTATAATATGATCTGTATGTCTTCTCATCAACATACACCCTTTTTATGTTGTCTCCAAATTTAACTCTTAAAACATACCATCTACATTGTGGTATCATTGTGTCACATTCTATATAACCACCTACAACCGTTCCGCAACCTAATTCTTTCTGGCAGCTACTTAGCAATACTAAGCATAACGCTGCAATCATTAATTTTTTCATCTTGTGTTTATTTTGTGTGTTGTGTAATCCGTAACGCCGTTTGCACGGTTTTATTATTTCTACAGGTGTGCTTAACAGTAAAACATCCCAACCCGGACATCCAAACCGGTCTGAAATCATCATTGTGATTCCCGTGTTACTATACTCCAACCCGTTAACTAGTATAGGCACGTTGGCATTACAGCCGTTATGTTTTACTATTAAACACGTAATGTATTTCTACAGTATGTGCTTGAACGGTCATAAATATAATAAGAAAATGGAAGACAACAAAAGAAGAAAGAAGATATTTCTCTGCGGTTTCCATATTTTTCATATATTTATTGTCACACAAATAATAGCACAATGGAATTAACGTTAAAAAAAGAATTGTTTGAACAAGAATTCTTTAAAAACACATTCAAACAGAAACTAAACGGAGCAAAACAATATGACTTTAATAGTCAAGCTACGTTTACTGATTTAGAAGCTAAATACTATTACTACGGACGTGCAGTTAAAGGCACATTAGCAGATATGGGCGCACTTGCCTATTTTATGTCACAAGATATTCCATACAAATACTATGAAAAAAATGGTGGTAGAGGAAAGTATGTTGGATATGATTTCAAATTATATGATAAAATTAAAGTAGACGTTAGATCATCTCAGTCATTTTGGCAGATGAAAAAATCTAACGTTGATTATATTGTTGTTTGTACGGCTCATTTAAACGGAATGGATGGCGTGTATGAGAAGGCTGGCGCTACGCTAGTTGAATCATACCGCCGTTTATTTAAAAATGATATTAGAGTAACGCTTTTAGGATATCAAACAGCTCAATTTATTCAAGAAGCAGGACCTTTGGCGTTCACATACAAATTAGAAAATATAGATACTTTAAAAGCAGATTTAAACTTAATGAATCAATTATAATATGGAACAAACTAAAAAATGCGGTAAATGTAGCACTGAAAAACCAGTAACTGAATTTGTGAAGAACAAATATCAAGCAGACGGATATCACTGGGAATGTAAAGCATGTGTTAAAGTATATCAAACTGCAAATAGAGAAAAATTTAAAGAATACCAAAAAGAATATCAAAAAGTATATAAACAAGAAAAAAGAGAAAAATTACTTGAATATACAAAGCAATGGCAAAAAGAAAATAGAGACAAAACACGTGCATATGCTAGAAAATCAATGGCACGTCCTGAAGCTAAAGCACGTCAAAGAGAATACATGAAAGAATATAATAAGTTATGGCGCTTAAATAATCCAGAAAAGCATAAAGCATCTGTTGCTAGATACAATGCTAAAGTAAAAGCCAGAAAAGAAAATGAACAACAATAAGATGGTAGAACACACATACCGTAAACACAACACATGGTTGCTTCAAGTTGCTTATAATTTTACTAATGACAAAGATAATGCTGAGGAATTAGTTCAAGATTTATATCTTAAAATGATGGAAATAAAAGATATCACCAAAATAATGTATAAAAATGATATCAATTTATTTTACTTATACAAAATGTTAAGATCAATTCACTTAAACGGTTTAAAAAAACAAACTAATCATTTACCAATAGATGATGATTTACTTAATTTAAGCGCAGATGAATATTCTTATGACGCTGATAGTGAATTTGAACAAATGTTAGCATTATCAAATGAAGCATTAGATAGTATGCACTGGTTTGATGCTAAATTATTACGTGTGTATCTTGATGATAACCATTCAATCCAGTCTTTACATGATGCTACTGGAATATCAAATAGCACAATTTGGACATCAATGAAAAAAACAAAACAATATGTTAAAGAATATGTTGACAAAAATAAAATTAGGTGATTTAGTTGAAAAAATAATAGCAATAGTTACGCTTGGCTACGGCCACTCAATTGCAACGTGGGTAGCTAAAAAAATGGGCTACTCCACTTGCGGTTGTGAAACACGTAAAGAATGGTTAAATACATTATTCAACAAACAAGATATTAAATTATGATTTACATGTGCGCACAGCCAGGTATAAAATATTATATGTGGCAAGTAGAAGTTATGCTTTACAATTTTGAAAAACACGGTATTGATATGAATAATGTTCATATTGTGTTTGCTAAAAATAGTACTGAACCTGAAGGTATATATAGATATACTGAAGCAGAAGCATTACAAAAACGTTATGGTGCTCAAATATTCTGGTATGAAGATACTAGACCAAATATTAGATACATTTCATCTATTAGACCAAATGTATTTAAACAACATTGGAAAGCACATCCTGAATTACAAACTGAAACTATATTCTATCATGATTGTGATGTTATATTCACTAAAAAACCTGATTGGAGTAAATTTGAAAATGATGATGTTTGGTATTTAAGTGATACTAACAGCTACATTAACTCAGACTATATTAGATCTAAAGGTGATGATGTGTATGAATTAATGTGTGAAATAGTAGGCATACATCCATTTACACCATTAAAATACAATGAACATTCTGGTGGTGCACAATATATTTTAAAGAATGTTAACTATAAGTTCTGGGACAAAGTAGAACGTGATAGTCAAGATTTATTTGAAAAAGTAACTGCACATGAAATGGCTAAAAAACAAGCTAACCCATCATATCATGAATTACAAATTTGGTGTGCTGACATGTGGGCTGTATTATGGAATGGATGGATGCAAGGTAATGAAACAAAATGTGTTCCAGAAATGAATTTTACATGGGGTACAGATCCAATTAGTAATTGGGGTACAAATGTAATTTATCATAATGCAGGTGTAGTAAATGCTCAAAATGGATTTTATAAAGGCATTTATCAAGCAGAATACCCATACAATAAAAACTTAAGTGTGTTAAATAACTGTTCACTCAAGTATTATGAAGAAATTAAAGAAGTAGAAAAACAAAGCGTGATATAATGAAGATAAAAGCGTTTATTATAATGTATAATAGGCTAACAATACCTAAAAAATTAGCTGAGAATTTAGCTGATACAGGATGTGAACCTATTTTACTAGATAATTCATCTACTTATCCACCGTTGTTAGAATGGTATAAAACATGTCCTTTTAAAGTACACACATTTGATAAAAGATATGGTGAAAGAGTATTTTGGGAATCTGGATTATTTGATAAATACAATGATGAATATTATATTGTTACTGATCATGATTTAGATATTTCAAACGTACCAGCAGATTATACTGATAAATTAATCAACGGATTAAATAATAAAGAAATAACTAAATGTGGTTTATCATTAGATATATTTGATGTACCAAATACTGAATACGGTGAGATTGTAAGAGGATGTGAATTAAAGTATTGGAATGAAAAAGATTATTTAGGCAATTATATAGCAGGTGTAGATACTACGTTTGCAATGTATGATAGAAAACGTCAAGGTGAAGGATGGAGTTATGGAGATAATTTCTACTATGCAACTAGATTACCTCAGCCTTATACTGCTAAACACATGCCTTGGTATTTAAATGAGGACTCATTAGAATTAGATGATGAAGAAAGATATTATCATACTGGATGTGATAATTTTTGGTCATTAGTTTACAAAAGAAAACATAATATAAATTTATGAAAATAATAAATGCAAATTACGGTGGTACTGATTGTACAGACGTAGTAAAAAGTAAAATAAACGGAGATAAACTCATACTTAAAGTAAGTAATGATATTATTGGAGATCCTATTCCTGGAACAGTTAAATACCTTACTGTAACATATGAAATAGATGGAGTTGAAAAAACAGAAACATGGCAAGAAGGAACAATATGTTCATTGCCAAAAACTGAATTAAAACGTTTAGGTATATTTTATTCAAACAATGATAATTCAAAAATATTTCCTACAATCAAACAATCATTAGATAGTATTGCTAAAGCAGCTGATGGTAAAGCAGATATTATTACTTGTATGTGGAATCCATTTGAAGGCAATCCATTTCAAGAAATTATTAGTTGGTATAGATCACAATCACATCTAAATCAATTACTACAAATCATGCAGTGTCTATACACAGCGCGTGAGATTAAAGAATATGATTACGTTAGTTTCTTAGAACATGATGTGTTATATCCAGAAGGGTATTTTGATTATCCTGAATTTGATGAGGGTGAGATTTACACTAACATGCACTATATGGGTGTAAATAAAGATGGTTGGCAACAACGTAAACAAAATGATGAGCCGTTTCACCAAATGACAATGCGTTTTAATTCAGCAATAGAGCATTGTGAAAACATACTTCCAAATGCTTTGGTTAGGAACGCGGGTATGATTGAGAGCCAAACAGTAACTAGAAAACAATGGTATTCAACTCAACCAGCAGTACACGTAAATCATGGTTATCATTTCACATCACATAACTCAATTTACGGTACACCAACTCCTGAATTGCAACCATATTGGGGCAGTCATGAAAAATATAAATTAGATTAAAATGAAAAAAGCAATTAAATTAATTCAAATAGCACTATTATTTTTAGTGTACTTGGTTATAGATAGTATTAACATAGCAATAATGGGCCTTAGTGTAATTTTAACACATATAGCTAAGCCATTTGATGCCGTAGCAAAATATATAGTAAATAAAATAAACAATATTAATTTTAAATAACATGACACAATCACAAGCACAAGAAGTTAAAAGCGTATTATTAGAAATAAGAGATACTATTCCAGCATCACATGTAGATAGAATATTTCATTATTACAAGTCATACATTGATCCAAACGCAAGCAAACCATGTACATGTACTCCTAGATACTGGAATGATATGTTAGTGGCATTAAAAAATAAAGTAGAAGCAACATTAGCAAGTTATGAAGCAATTAGTAATACATCAGAACATAATAGGGAAGAGGGAATTGATGGAGTTTAACATTATATTAGATGATATAAAATCAGGTAAAATCAAATATAATGCTAAAGCAGCAGATGAATTTAGACGTATTAATAAAGTGGGTGAATATAGAGAATGGGAAATAGATTTTAAACGCATTGAAGAAATAGAACAATTAGTAAAACGCAATGAGGCACATATGCATCCATCTTATCATGAATATCATCAAACAAGAAAATTAGAAAATGGCTAAATCAAAATCAGCAAGCAGCAACAGAAAAGTAACATTTGGTAAACGTAAAAGCGGTAGCGCTAAAAAAACCTATAACAAACATGACTCAAAATCAAGCTATCATAAGCGTAACGCAAGCAGATAATGAACAAGAAGCTGTACGTGAATACGTTGACGGATTAGAGAATAATATTGAATACTATAAAGAATGGGCTGCAATATATAAAACTCAGCGTGATATAGCACGTAGCAAAGTATCACAATTAGAAATGAAAGTAATACAATTACAACATATAATTTTACAACAAGATAAAACACAGTAACATGAAAGAAAAAACACAAGCAGACTATGAACAAGCAATGTTAGGTGCACCTGAAGAACAACCAATTGATCCTAAAGGATTTTACTACATTGACTTTGATAAGATAACACAAGCGGAAGATATTGTAGCAATATTAGCCGCGGTTAATTTTAGTTTTGTTGGTTCACATCCACGTGTACATTTGATTGCTCATTTATTAGATAGAGACAATGTACAATACCCTAAAGATGAATTTACGGTGCCTGTTGATACAGTAGAGAATGAAGATAACGCTGATGTGTTATAATACGTAGACAACGTAAATCAACGTAATATGCCATTCACATCAGAAACAGCAACAGGTAGACCTAAAGGCGCTGAAGGTAAAGACACTAAGAAATTACGTGAAGCAATTGCTGCTATCACTAATGGTGGTGTTGAGGATTTTCAACGCGCATTAGGTGAAGTATTGGAAGAAAATCCAGCTAAATACCTTGAATTATACCTTAGATTATTAGAATACACAATGCCTAAACTACGTTCAATAGACACAAACATAGAATTAGGTGACAACACAATACAAAAAATAACAGTAGAAGTAAATGCCAAGAGAACTGAACATACAAGCAACGGAAGTATTTCAGCGTAATTGGGATGCTACAACAAGATTTATAGCTAACATTGGTGGCTCCCGTTCCACAAAGACCTATTCCATACTACAATTACTCATAGTGAAGGCTTTGGAATCTGAGGAGCCACTTGTTATCTCTATTGTTAGAAAGTCAATGCCATCAATGCGTATCTCAGTAATGCGTGATTTTTTTGACATACTTAAATCATATGATTTATACAACGTAGAACTGCACAATAAAACAGAAAACACATATCAGCTAAATAATACGTTAATTGAGTTTTTTAGTATTGATGATGCGCAGAAACGCCGTGGTACTAAACGTGATATACTATTTGTTAATGAGGCAAATGAATTAAGTTGGGAGGATTTCTTTCAGTTAAATATTAGAACAACACAACAAGTATTCATTGACTTCAACCCATCAGAACAATTCTGGTTTAATGAAAATTTACAGAGTAGAGATGACATTACAATTATTCACTCAACATATAAAGATAATCCATACTTAAATGATGACCAAATTAATGAAATTGAAAGACTACAGTATACAGATTTACAATACTATCAAATCTATGCATTGGGACAGTTTGCTGGTGCTTTGGATTTGGTATATAGCTATACTTTGGTTGATCATATCCCTGTAGAGCAAGCTAAATTAGTAGCGTTAGGAATGGACTTTGGTTTTACAAATGACCCAACTACATTAGTAGAAGTATGGCAATGGAATGATGCTATTTATCTTAATGAATTAATCTATGAACGTAACCTAACTAATCAGGATATTGCTGATAGATTAAATGCATATGAAGTAGACAAATACATTGAAATAATAGCTGACTCAGCTGAACCAAAATCAATTGAGGAAATAAGAAGATATGGTTTTAACATTAAACCAGCATTTAAGGGCCCTGACAGCGTTTTAAACGGTATTGATATATTAAAGCGTAAACGCATTCACGTTACAAGACAATCCGTAAACATGATTAAGGAATTAAATGGTTATAAATGGGTAACAGATAAAAACGGCAATAAGTTAAACAAACCAATTGATATGTTTAACCACTCACTTGACGCCGCACGTTATGTTGCACTAAACAAATTAAAACAAGGTAATGTTGGTAAATACAATATCAGCATTGTTGGTAGAGATGGTGATGTAAGCAGATTAAACACAGGAAATAAATTATACGCAATAAGATAACATATGAAAATTACAGTTAAATACCCTGAAACATGGGCAGACATTACATTAAATGATTACTTACGTTTTTATCATGACGTTAAGGATCATATTAATACAGAAGATTATTTTACTAAAGCATTAGAATCAGCAGCAATACATTTTTTTAATGTACCAACTGATTTACTTTATTTGTTACCACAATCAACATTTAATAAAATATCAACTAGAGTAGCTAATTTAATTAGTTCAAGTGTAGACCACCCGTTGGTATTGTCTTTCACACTTGGTGATACTGAATATGGTTTTATACCTAAGTTAGATGAAATGACTTACGGTGAATATCTTGATTTAGTAGCATACAGCAAAGATATATGGGCTAATATGCCTACAGTATTGAGTATATTATATAGACCAGTTATTAAACGTAAAGGGTTAGAATACAACATTTCAACATACTCAGGAACAAATCAAGACACAATTGATATGTTTGAAGAATTAATTACAATGGATGCCGTGTTTGGCGCAACTAGTTTTTTTTTGGATTTGCAAATGGACTTACTAAACGCTACCCTGACTTATTCAATGGAGATGATAGTGAAGGATCAAACACCAGAGACTTTAGCGGTACTGGAAACTTTGAAAAAAAGTGGTCTGGATATCACACAATTGCCCTCCTATCAAACAATGATATCACAAAATTTGACTCAATAACGGCTTTACCCATGCACCAGTGTTTGACATACTTGTCATACAGTAAAGATTTAGAACAGGTACAACAACAGCAAATGAAACAATTTCAGCCACTTGCATAAATGAAACCATAAAATGTGGTTATAACACTGAATGAAGAAGTATTTTAGCAACCCTAACACAGCCAAATCAAGTACTGAGTATAAGAAAGTAGCACCTGCTCACTCATATGGTAGAGCGGTACCATTAGCTGGTAGTTTAGAAGCATGTTTATGTGCTGACCAATTAACATACAGTAAAAAATGTTGTAAAGGATACTTAATTAACCAAGGAATTGGTCAAATTCAATCACCATATCCAACATATAACCAACCAGGTAGAGCGTTCAGTGATGGATTTAACTTAGGATTTGAATAAAATAAAAATGATTAAATAGATGGGATATTCTAAAAATGACATGCTATCACAGAACGTGAATAGCTTCCCTAACAACAACTCAGGTCAAATTACACCTGCTGATTTAAGAGATTTCAATGCAAATTTGATCAACTCAATTCAGTTTACTGATACACCTACTCCGCAAGCAGTTTCAGCTTCATATGCTGCTACTGCTACTTCTGCATCATATGCTAGTGTTGCTGGTACTGCTATCAGTGTTGTTTCAGCATCATATGCTAATGTTGCAGGCACTGCTATTAATACTCCAAATGCATTTGTAAGTGTAATTAATGCTCCTTTACCTAATATTGTTACATTAACTAAAGGTGATGGTAGCACTACATCTGTAACAGTTAATGATGTAGCACACGCTATAAATGCTGATACTGCAATTAACGCTACTTCATCTTCATTTGCAGATAATGCTAATAATGCTTTATTTGCTGTAACAGCTTCTTACGCTGCAAATGTTCCAGCAACAGCTTCTTATGCTGCTTATGCTGCTCAAGCGGGTAGTGCTTCATATGCAACTACAGCTTCATTTGCTTTAAACGTACCAGCAACAGCATCATTTGCTACAACTGCTTCATACGCTATAGTAGCTCAAACATTATTAGGTTCAGTTCAATCAGCATCATATGCTTTAACTGCATCATATTCTGAAAATGCAGCTGGTATTAACAATTACTTGTTAACGTCTTCATTCAACGCATACACAGCTTCAACAAACACATTTACATCTTCAATGAATGCATTTAGTGCATCAATGAGATCATTTAGTGCTTCAATTAATTTAGCTACTGCATCATTAAATACGTTTACCAGCTCAATACAAGCGCAAGTAAACGGTTTACAGTCAGCTACCTCATCTTATGTTAGAAATGCTCAAACTAGCAGTATGAGCGTTTTAAGCGCTTCATTTGCTACTACAGCTTCATTTGCAAATAATATTGCAGGTGGTTTAAATATATCAGCATCAAACATTACTATAGCAAATAACTTAGTTGTAAACGGTACAGCATCATTTGCATATACAAGAACAACAACAGGATCAGCAGTAGTAATTGGTGATGAATTTATTATATTAAACGCAGATACACCTTATTCTCCATTTGCTGGTATTAAAGTTTATGATACTGGTTCAAACGCAACCGCTTCATTTGAATGGAATGGTAACAATGATTACTGGATTACAGTAGAAGAGTCAGGTGCATCAGCAGGTGTATTAACAGGTGCTTCAGGATCTAAAGGATCAGAAGTATTCCCTTCATTAAATAGATTAACTAAAGGTACAGGCAATAACACAATCATTAATTCTAATATTAGTGATAATGGAAGTATTGTATCAATTAATTCAAATACGCAAGTAACTGGTTCCTTACTAGTATCAGCAGGTATTACTGGTAGTTTAAATGGTACAGCAGCAACTGCATCATTTGTTAATACGTTAAATCAAAATGTAGTAATTACAGGTTCATTAAACGTATCAGGTGCTATTGGTGCAAGTAATATTATTCAAAATAATACAGATACATTTACATCATTACCTAAAATTTTTGAAATTGTAACTTGTACTCAAGCTGAGTATGAATCAGTTTCTGGTAGTGTAAATGCTCAAAATACATTATATATAATCAGTGGTTCAGAATCAAGTGTGGTATCAGCATCATATGCTTTATCTGCTTCTTACGCTGCAACTGCTCAACAAGCAACATCTGCTTCATTTGCTACAACAGCTAGAAATGCAGATACAGCTTCATTTGTTACTACTGCTCAAACAGCTAGTTACGTTTTAAATGCAGTTAGTGCTTCATTTGCAACTTCTGCTTCACAAGCATTAACAGCATCATTTGTAAGAAATGCCCAAACAGCATCTTATGTACTAGGTTCAAATGTATCAGGATCAGTATTAAGTGCTTCATACGCTAACAATGCTCAAACAGCATTTAGTGCTACTTCAGCTTCATTTGCTGCAACAGCACAACAAGCAACATCTGCTTCATTTGCTAGTGTTGCTCAAACAGCTACATCAGCATCTTTTGCTACATCAGCTTCTCAAGCGTTAACAGCATCTTTTGTTAGAAATGCTCAAACAGCATCTTATGTATTAGGATCTAGTGTATCTGGATCAGTAGTAAGTGCATCATATGCTTTAACTTCTTCATTTGCAACACAAGCAGCTAATGCAGCTGGTGTTAATACTATTACTTCAACTGCTAATCAGGATTTCCACTTAGCATTTGTTGATGGTGCAGATGGTAATAATCAACAAGTTTACTATGATGCTGATGGTGTTACTTACAACCCATTTGATGGTTTAATTACTGGTTTAATTTCAAATGCAGTAACAGCTTCATTAGTATTAACTGCATCATTTGCAACCACAGCAGCAACAGCTCAACAAGCAACATCTGCTTCACAAGCAGCTCAATCAACAGCAGTAAGTGTAGCTACAGATAATGGTAATACTAATCATAAAGTATTATTTACAAATTCTTCAACAGCTGTTCCTAATGCTACTTTATTAATTGATCCTAGTGCTGGTGAATTTACTTACAACCCAAATACTAATCAATTATCAGTAACAGCATCATATGCTAACAACGCTAACGTTGCTAGTACAGCTACTTCAGCATCATATGCTTTAACAGCATCATATGCAATGAATGGTGGTAGTGGTGGATCAGGATTTCCATTTACTGGAGACGCTGTTATATCTGGTAGTTTACAAATTAACTCATCAGTATCAGCTAGTAATGTTATCACAAACCAATTTGATACATTTACAAGTTCACCTATAATCACTAATGTTGTAAGTTGTACTTATGCTGAATACTTAACTGTATCAGGTAGTACAGAAGCTCAATACACAATGTATATTGTAAGTGATGGTCCAATACCTCCACTTCCAACAACAACAACAAGTACAACAACTACAACTACTACAGCTAATCCATTTGTTTCAATTACTGGTGCTTCTTCTGAAATTACTAGTGGTAGTTACAAGATTTTAACAGTAACAGGTTCAACTAACTTAACTGTTACAAATGGTGGTGATGTTGAAATTTTAGTAGTTGCTGGTGGTGCTGGTGGTGGTGGAAATACTGCTGGTGGTGGTGGTGGAGGTGGTGTTATTTATAGCGCTTCTTTCTCATTACCAACAACAGCTTCTTTACCAGTAACAATTGGTGCTTTTGGAGCAGGTGCTCCTACAGGTGGTGGTGGAGCTATAGGTTCAAATGGTGGAAATACAATCATCTATACATTAACTGCTATTGGTGGTGGTGGAGGTGGTTCTTATGGATCTAACGCTGGAAATGGTGGTTCTGGTGGTGGTGCTGGATCAGGTGATCCAACAGCAGCATTACCAGGTAACGGTACTGCAGGTCAAGGTAACAATGGTGGTACTGGTCAACCAGGCAACACTTACACTGGTGGTGGTGGTGGAGGTGCTACTGCAGTAGGTGGTAATTCATCTTCAAGTGGTGGTAACGGTGGTGCTGGTTTCACTACTTCAATAAGCGGTACTTCTACAGCTTATGGTGCTGGAGGAGGTGGTGGTAACTACAACGCTGGTTCACCAGGTACTGGTGGTTCAAGTGTTGGTGGTAACGGTGGTAACTTCTCAGGAACTACAAAAGGTCAAAACGCTACTGGATACGGTAATGGTGGTGGTGGATCTGCAGCTGGTGGTGCTAATGGAGGTGGTGATGGTACTCCAGGTATAGTAATTATTAAATACCAATTTCAATAATATATGGGATATTTTGCTAAATTAAATCAAAGAAGAGAAGTAACAAATGTTGTTGTTGCTGATGAAGAATACATAGACGGATTAACAGGTGTTTGGGTTGAAACATACCCAAATGATCCTATTAGAAAAAACTTTGCAGGAGTAGGTTTTACTTATGATTATGGAAAAGATGCATTTATTGCTCCAAAACCATATCCATCATGGGTATTAAATGAAACTACTTGTCAATGGGAAGCTCCAATTCCTGTTCCAAATCAACCTTATGTAGGTTGGGATGAAGAAAAACAAGAATGGATTTTAATACCATAAATTAAAAACACACATGGGATATTTAACATTATATAAAGGTGACCAAGTAGTATATACAGTAGCTAACAGCTATGATTGGAGTGGAGGTAATCAAACAACTACTTCAACAACTACAACAACTACTACAGCTGGATTTATGTCAGCAACTGGTGGTGTAACAAGTTCATTTACTACAGGTAGTATTACATATAAAGTTCACACATTCAATTCATCTGATACATTTACAATTACTTCTTTAGGTAATGGTAATGTAGAATACGTTGTAGTAGCAGGTGGTGGAGGTTCATCAGGTGGTGGTTATTCAGGTGGTGCAGGTGGAGCTGGTGGTTATAGATCATCAGTAACAGGTGAAATGTCAGGTGGTGGATCTGCAGCTGAATCACAATTAAATTTTACATCAACAGGTGCTTATTCAATTACAGTAGGTGCAGGTGGAACATATGGTTATAATTCACCTGGTACTCAAGGTAATAATTCATCAATTGCTGCTTTAGTAGTTTCAACTGGTGGTGGATATGGAGGTGGTGGTACTGCTGGTCCAAATCCAGGTGGTACAGGTGGATCTGGTGGTGGTGGTGCTTCAACTGATGGATCAGGTGGAGTAAGTACTCCAGCTGGTGGTGGTGGAACATCTAATCAAGGATATGCTGGTGGTACAAACGCAGGATATACTTCAGGTAACTACCCAGCAGGTGGTGGTGGTGGAGCTGCTGCACCAGGTGGCAACGCTACAACATCTAATGATGGTGGTAGTGGTGGTAATGGTGTTCAATCTTATATTAACGGAACTGGTACTTACAGAGCTGGTGGTGGTGCAGCAGGTACTTATAATGGTACTGGTGTTGGTACTCCTGGTTTAGGAGGTGGTGGTGAAGGTGGAACTACTCTTACTAGAGGTGGAGCTGGAACTGATGGTACAGCAAACACAGGTGGTGGTGCTGGTGGTTCTAACGTTTCTGTAGATGGTAGAACTGGTGGTTCTGGTGTAGTAATAATCAGATATAGAATAGCTTAATAAAAACATTATGGCACATTTTGCAAAAATAGAAGACGGGATAGTAACACAAGTTATTGTTGCTGAACAAGAATATATTAATACCCTTGAAGGTACTTGGCTACAAACATCATATAACACAAGAATGGGCCAACACATATTAGGTGGAACACCATTGAGAAAAAATTATGCTGGAGTAGGTATGATTTATGATATTGCTAGAGATGCTTTTTATATGCCTCAGCCTTATCCATCATGGACTTTAAATGAAGATACATGTCAATGGGAATCACCCGTACCTTATCCAATTGATGGTGAAAAACATATTTGGGTAGAGAAATTACAACAATGGATTTAAATATAACACATGCCAGTAGCAAAAGCATATTTTAACGGTCAACAAATTATTACTGAAAGAGTAGGTACAAGTATTACTCAATTTGTTTATGATGTATTTCCTTTCATATCAGCATCTGGTGGTCAAATATCTTATTCAGGTAGCTATGCTATACATACATTTACAGCATCAGGTGAATTCACTGTAATACTTGCAGGTAAAGATCCATATGTTGAAACTTTAGTTGTAGGTGGTGGTGGTTCTGGAGGTTCTAGCACTAGCGGAAATGGTGGTGGTGGTGCAGGAGGTGTATTTTATACATCATCTTTTGGTATTACTCAAGCTACTACTTACAATATTGTTGTAGGTGCTGGTGGTGCTAATACTGCTGGAACAACAGGACGCAATTCTGGAAGTAATTCATCATTTGGATCTATCATTGCTCTTGGTGGTGGTGGTGGAGGTTTAAACTCTTCTAACGCTACTTTAAGAAATGGACAAGATGGTGGTTCTGGTGGTGGTGGTGGTGGTAATACTGGAGGTCCTACTTTAGGTACTTCTGGTACTGGATCTGCAGGACAAGGAAATAATGGTGGTATAGCTGCATTCTACGCTAATAATAATGGATTA